AATTCTTAGAATACTCTCAGGCAAACGCTAAACCCACAACCCGCCCTAAAAAGCGGGTTTTTTTACGTCTAAAATTTAAGGGGCTTTAGGCTCTTTTTTTACGTCAAGCATATCAAGGGAAGTCCTCAGCCCTAAATTGCAGTTCTTGAGCGAACCATAGGCGTTCTAGCATGATATTTTGCAGGGCTTGTCGTGCTTCTATGGTCTTTTGAAATCGGTCGCTCATTTCCTCGATTTCCTCTTTATTCCATAAAACTAGATTTTCTGCTTTTGATTCTAGGCGTTTTCGTATGTAATCGGCACGTTCTTGCAGGGTAAAAAACGGCTTATTGTCTAATGCTCGGTTACAGTCCCTGCATGAGTTAACAAGGTAAAACCCTATTTTTCTCTCTTTAAACCACTTTAGTTCTTTTGTGTCGCACCAAGATAATGGCGGACAATGATCTAGCTCTGACCACTTATCACCACAATAAAAGCAGCCAGCCCTACTACTCCAATGGCGTTCGTATCTATGCCCGTATAGTTTGAGCAGTTCATTTCTATGTGCTTTTGAAGTGCGTTTAATTGCCATTTAAGGCATTTTACCTCATCACGCTATTCCTTAGTGCCTGAAAACGGCTTAAAAGGGGCTTAAATTGCCTTCTAGGGGCATTTCCTGAGTCAATCTCCGAATGGTAACGTCAAGGGCTGCCAACTCATCCATTTTTTTAACCCGCCATATAGCCTTAGTACCATGCCAATTATTGTGGCAATCCCTGCATAAAGCAATCACGCAATATTGTAGTTTTTGCTCGATATGGTGGGCATCGCTTGGCCCTTGTTGATCGCATACTGAGCATGGCAATAGCTTAACCTTCCCTATGTGTAGTCTTTGCTTTGCGCTTAGTTTGTTGTTCAAGTAGTGGCCTTTAATTCCATTCTCGCACTGTATTGGGCGGTTCTCCAGCATTCGACCTTGGCTTGGGCGGCTGTCATTAGCCAGCGATAGCGTTCTTCTATCTCAACGGCTGCCCTGATTCCTTCGAGAATCTCCACATATTCAGGATGAGCATAAGCAAATGTGTCCTGCTTACCTAGCACTTCAGTCCCTGCAAGGCTTTTCAGTTGTGCGTGTTTTGATCGCCTGTACTCCTCAAGATACATACGATCTGATTTAGCCTTTGCGTAAAGTGGGGCTGTTTTTATGATGAACTCTATCGCAAGTGTAGGTTCGTTCACGTTATCTCCCGTTCATAGTGTCGGTAGGTTGGGGCTGGTTCATCTCTCCCGCATCGCCTACCATGCTCGTTAGCCTCTTGCAAAGCCTGAAAAGCCCATTTGCAGTTGGTACACACGTAATAGGGCGGGTTGCCTGGTGCGTCTTTCTTTTGTTCAATCATAGGTAACAGCCCTTTGTCGAATAATTTTGGCGCAATCTTGAATAGTTGTTCTCTCTACTTGGGCAAATTCAGGTTGATCAGGCCACTCTAGGGTCATGCTTTCGACCAGTTTTGCGTCTTCCTCTCTCTGTTGTTTAGCAACAAGTCTTGCAAAGGCTTGTAATTGCTCAGTGTAAAAAGAGTAAATGTATTCACCACTTGGATGAACCCCAAATGCGGCTGTTTGCTTTGCCATCTTTTCAAGTTCATCTAGCTTCATGCTTGTCCCCTTGCTCGGATGGCGGTAGCGGCTTTTCCGCAACCTTTTTGTCCATGCCATCCAAGAACTGGATTTCTCTTGGTCATACAAAGCGTTTTCACACACCTTTGCACACGCCTCACGCTCATGCTGTGCTACCAGTTTGGCAAAGCGCACAAGTCCATCTTCATCAAACTTCAAACCGCTTACAGTGTGTTCTATTGCCAATTTAATAATGTCGTCTTTGGTCATACATCCTCCTGCTTGTAGTTCAGTTTGTGATTCTGAAACCGCATTGCTGCCTCTATATCCAATTCAGCACAAGCCTCTTGTGACATACATCCCACAATATCTCGACCTTCGAACCAGACTTCTTTTACAGATTCGTTGTAGGTGGATTTGTCCTCATCTATTTCGTATTCATAGACAACAGTAACCACTTCGCTACCCTGACCGATTGTTGTGTCAAATTCCCATGTGTGTTCCATCATTGACTCCTGTTTAAAACTGTTAATTTACTCTTGTTTATCAATAAAACCATTAGGACTTACCCTTAGTCCAAACACTCCTTAACGCAAATATCAACACCTGGCAGACTCGAATAAACCTTGGTTACATGGATGTTTATGATCTGCGAGTCGTCATGGTAGACAACCCCGTTCATGCCATCTTCTACACTTTTAAGGATATTACTTGCGTCAGGCTTCTTTGTTGGCTTCTCTGACCCGTTATCAATGGCTTCTAACCGCTTTTTAGTGCATGATTTAGGGATTGGTACTCGGATGTAAAGATAAATGCTAACAGGGGTTTCCAATGGTTCGGAAGCACCCATTGCTTCGATTGCAGAATCCTTGATTAAAGTCTCATAAGTTCTTGTTTTCTCAGGGGTGTAAGTTTGCACAAAGTTTCCCCTTTTGACGTATCTAGCCCTTTGTTTGCCAACAGGGTTAGCGTCTACTTTGAATGTAACCATAAAGGTCATTTTAGGATTCTCCAAGCGGTTGCTGCACACAAGGGGACTTGTCCATTTCCAATGGCCTTAAGTCTGTCCACCCTAGCGGCCACCCCATGAGCCACTCGACCCACGTTGGGTTCAGTTGACCACCATTTCCTGCTCCCATTAGTCGAGCCTCTTCGATTGTTGTGTTTTTGTTCAACAAATCCCAACCCCCACTCCCGCCACACATCCCCTTTGTCCTTGGTGTAGGCCAAGTCAGAACTGCTGTGCTGAGACTCGTTTGAGTGACTTTCTTGCCCTCCCTGCGAATCTGTAGACCCTGCCTGGCTTCGCTGTGAACTGGTGTGGGCCAATTTGCCAACAATCCACATTCTGTCTCTCTGGTGTGGGGAATTAACATCGGCTGCTCCCATAACAGTCCATTTACAGTCATACCCCATTTGGGTAAGGTCTCCAATGACTCTAACTCCTCCTCGAGTAGTGAGCATTGGGGAGTTTTCCACGAAGACGTAGTTGGATCGTACTTCGCCAACCACCCGTGCCATTTCTCGCCACATTCCTGACCTTTCCCCATCAAGTCCATCACCCTTTCCTGCGGCTGAAATGTCCTGACAGGGAAATCCACCTGAGATGACATCGACTTTTCCTGCCCAAGGTTTGCCATCGAATGTGCAGATGTCGTCCCAGATAGGGAATCTAGGTAAGAGTCCATCAGCTTGCCGTTGCAATAAAACTCTGCGTGGGTAATCTTCGATTTCAACGGCTGCAACAGTTCTCCACCCGAGCAGATGTCCTCCAAGAATTCCCCCTCCAGCTCCCGCAAATAGTGCCAACTCATTCAATTTGTCCTTCTTTCATTTGACGCATATAAAACCTGACCCGATCTCTTGCTCCAGCTCCATAGACCTTTTCGCAACGCTCAAGCCTGGCACGAACAAAATCATTGTCTCTCAGAGATTGCCAAGTTCGGTATATCTCCCTTGCTTCGGCTTTCTCTAAAATAACTCTGTCTCCAACATTGGATATTGTTTTCCTGCTGTACGCCATAGGTGTTTACTCTAGGTCGCCAGTAAGCTCCAGTGCTTTGTTTATCAGGTGAAGCGGAAAAGGGATTCCATCTTTTACTTTGTCTAACAGGATGTGGGCTTCGTAGTGGCTCAAGATTTGTTCCTTAATTGAGCCATTGCTTGCCTAATGTGTTCAGGCATAGGAACGGCTTTTTTATTGTCAGCATCAATCTTGGCAAGGGCAGGATCAATTTGTACTTTGATCCCGAATGATTCAGGAATCTCAGCCCCATCCCATCTTTGTTGGTTTAGATAGACCAAAGGTGCAGGAATGAAAGCACCATCGTCTTTTCTCCAAGCATCGGTTGTTTTCATCCACTCTATGTGCTTGATGATTTGGTCTGCACAAGTCTCGCAATAGTATTTTTTCCACTTTGCCAAACAAGCAGACTTGCCGCCCTTTCTAAATGATTTAGGCCATGTTGCCCAGAATCTCTCAAAGTTATCCATGTTCGCCCTTTCTGTAAAACAACAACATTAACCCCTTTTTTGTTCTACTTCTACTAGGTTTTACCCTTACTCCCATATATGCTAGTTCAGTTCAGTCGGGTTCAAATTGGCAAATACTCACCTAATCCTGAGTTAACAAGATTAGTGAGTACCTATGCTAGTTTCAGACAAGTCTGGGACGAACATTGGGCTATGCCTTACTGATTGCATAGCTTGCAGGATTACACGCCTCAGAGCGTCCTATCTGCCCGTTCCTGCATCCCAATTAAGGGTCACTCATGTGGGCTTGGCTTGGGATAGTTCCCCCGTTGCCTCTCAACACAGTTACGGCGGCCTTACGAGCGGTCTACCTGTGTCCAGTCTCTAATGGCTAGGTTCTGAGTCCTACTTTACTTGCAGCTAACTTTGGTCTGCAATCCTTACAGTCCCTAAAAGCAAAAACCCCTCAAATAACTCTGGTGGTCTTGGCTCTTGGCGAGAGCAACAACGGACGATTGAATCAACTCAAAAGTACGCCAGTTGTCTGACAAGACCGCCACAGGTATCTGAGGGGTTCTTAAGTTGATTCGTTCGTCTGATGCCACTCAGACGATTTGGATTATACACAAAACAATAAGATGTCAAGAGGTTTTTTTCAAATAAATTGATTATTTGTGATTTCATTTGTTGGTTGTCTGCCAAGCAATCTTCTAGCTTGAGAATTCATCACCGCATACTCAGCCTTGGTAAAGATACCCTGTGCGTTCCTGATGTCGAAAGGATTTAGTCGGCAACGTGGCTCATCCATGATAACTTTTTGAGCCTCAATCAAGTGTTCTGCAAGAGTGTACTTTTGTACCCAAGAACGACCCATCTTTATCTTTTCAACAGTTAATTGTTTCTTGCGAATCATTTTCTTGCAAGCAGCGACTATTGAAGTTCTTGGGATGCCCGTTAAGTTCTCCATTTCGTATGAAGTTAACGATCCATTTTGCAGACATTTGATGATGGCTTCTTGGGTCATTTGTAAAGGTTCTCCAGGTTGATTTTGCGGTTCAGGTGTATCTCTAGTGTTCTGCCAATTAAAGCGGTCAAAGTAGCCTCAGTGTCCTCTGGTTGGTTGGTGTAAGCGTCAGCCATTGACTCTGCATAAGCAAGCAAGGTTTCGGCACATTGGAGTTCAATTTTTTCTATGTTCATGGTCAGAATCCTACTGTTGTTTTTTAGTCTGTCTATTAGGGTTTATCCCTAGATATTTTCTGTAAAACCTGTGGCACATTATGGGTGTGGGCAAACAGTAACCCACGTTCAACAGGAGTAAATATGCCGATTCTTAATGGAAAAAAGGTTGTAGACCTAGAGATAGATGGAGTAGATAGCAGAGACTTTCCAGACTTCTCTGATGCCTACTTTTCAGGTGGATGCTACGAAGATGGAACACCATTAACAGAAGATGAGTTGAATAGGCTCACCGATCTAGCTAGTGATGTTCTGTGGACAATGGCTTATGAAAGTTTCCATTGAAAACACTATTCCAAACCTATGTGTCAGAGTTCTCAGACATACACTACTGCCCCTATTGCTTGACAATCAAAGGGGATAAAATAGTTTGCTGCCAAGAAGCAGACTTTATCGAGTTCAAGGATTTATATCCTGAACAACAAAAAGAGATTATTCAACAAGAGTTAAACGAAAATCAAAGGAGTTAATATGAGTACTTACACAAATGATCCCAACCAACCAGGCACTTTGGTTGAGCGCAAAGAGTTAATTGCTAAGATGTTGGCAAAGAACGTCAATGACCATCTTGAGAAAAAGAATGGTCTGTCCTACCTATCATGGGCTTGGGCATGGGCAGAGGCTCTTAAAGCTGACGCAGACGCTACTTACAAGGTAGAGATGTTTGATGGCAAGTGCTTTATGGACATTAACGGCACAGCAATGGTGTTCGTTACAGTCACAATGTTTAAAAAGCCCATGACTTGCCAGTTGCCTGTGATGGACTACCGCAACAAAGCAATCCCTAATCCTGATGCTTTTGCAGTCAATACCGCCATTATGAGGTGCATGACCAAGGCTTTAGCCTTGCATGGACTCTCTTTGTACATCTATGCAGGTGAAGACCTACCTGAAGAGGGTAGATCAGTAGTGATTACACCTACTCAAGGCGCACAAGATAACATTCCTCCAGAGGAACTACAGTACTTGCAAGAGATGGCAATGGAATTGATTGCCATGTGTGAGCAAGGTGACCCCAAGGCAGCTTGGGATAAGTTGGAAGGAGAGAACCTAGATTCTGAACAAAAGATTGCATTGTGGACACTCCTACCCAGTAAAGTGCGTGCAGCGTTAAAGAAAGCGAAGGAAATGTGATGGAAATCTGCCAAAAGTTGTTACAGGAAACTTTCTATTATGAAGATGGAAATCTTATTTGGAAGCAACCAACAGGCAGAAGAATTTCTGCGGGAGATATTGCTGGCAGAAATACTGGTTTTTACAGAATGATAGGTTTAATGGGCAAAAGTCATATGGCTCATAGACTTATTTTTATGTTTCATTATGGTTATTTCCCGCCAGAAGTAGACCATATAGATGGCAACAAGATGAACAATAGGATTGAAAATTTAAGGCCAGCAACACACGCAGAAAATCTTAAAAATCAGAAATTAAGATATGACAACAAAGCTGGTGTTAAAAATGTTGCATGGGCAACTCGTGAACAAAAATGGAGGGTACGAGTGACAGTAAATGGAAAAGAGAAGCACATTGGATATTTTAAAGATTGTGATTTAGCAGGTTTAGTTGCAATAGAAGCGTGTAATCTATATCACAAAGAGTTTTCGGCATACAAAGGAGTGTTAAATGGAAAATCGTAAAGATAACAGTGGCGTTTTGTTCAAAAACGACAAAAAGGAATCAGAGAAACACCCTGATTACAAAGGAAATATTACTGTAGGCGGTCAGGATTTCTGGCTCAGTGCTTGGATTAAAGAGGGCAAGTCAGGTAAGTTCATGGGTTTAGCAGTATCACCCAAAGAAGACTATCAGCCTAAACAAGCCCCTAAAAAGGCAAGTTTTGAAGACAGCGATCTTCCTTTTTGATAAACTTTCATCGGGGTGAAAGCTGTTTTATACTTTTTGAAAGCTAGTAGGCGAGCAGTCGTAGCCCCAACCAATAGGAGTTAATAATGAGTACATTTTTTGATAACATGAATGAGACAGTTGGTAGATTCTTTGGTTCACCAGCGTTTAAGTTGGTACGCAAAGAAGACCCTACAACGAGCCATCAGGCGGCTCAAGCAGTTGATAGCACCAAGCTAGAACAAATGGTCTACGAGGCCATTAAAAGCCATCCAGAGGGGTGTATTTCAGACGACATCCTTGGTATGTTCCCAAACTACCCATATTCCTCTATAACGGCAAGGTATCGTGCTTTGTTAGACAAGGGATTTATTGAAGTTACGGGTGTCAAACGAGGTCGGTTTGGCAGAAATCAAAGGATTATGAAGGCGAAAAATGCTTGAAAAACCACCCTATTCCAAGATTAGCTATCCATCAGTCCCTTTAAAAGACTTCAAATGGGAGTCTGGATCAGACGTTCAGACCCTGTGGAGAAAGCATGGTTGGACTCCTCCCTCAGAGAGTATGACCCCACCACCACCTCCCGAGAGAGTAGAAGTACCCTTGAGGAGAGTGAGATGAATGAAAACCAAACCCGAAACGATACTCTTGAAGAGGTCGCTAAAGAGTTTGACAAGATGCCATTTGGTGACACAGCACAGAGTTTTGCTACCTATGTGAGGGATATGAAGGTCTGCCCACCTTGTCATGGGAATTGTAATCAAGGAAGAACTTGCCCCGCAAGAGACAAATGTCTAATAAGCCTATAAGCTACTTAGCCAGTAAATAAAGCCCCACATTGCTAAAGGCGTACCCTGCGTACACGATGGCCATGTAGGGGTTTTCTTTGTAAAGCTGCTCACCAGCAATATAGGCGTAAATAGCCCCCGTCAGAATGATTAGCCAGGCACTCAAAACGCACCTACATCAATCACTTCGCCCCTAAACTGAATCATGTCCTCATCAAATTTATGGACGAGTTCAGGCCATAAAAGCTGACCATTGAAGAAGTTTAACACCGCAAAGCCTGATCTGTGGTTACTTGGGTTTAGTTCAGCATAAGTAAATTGTGGCCCGTCTGGTTCAGCTAAAGTTCCTGTATCCACCCCGTACCGAACCCCGTTATAGTCGCTGAAAGGGGTCACTTTAAGGCTATGCAAGTGTCCAGTAATGATTGACACACCCGCATTGACAGTATTGTTATGGGTAGCGTGAACACCACCTTTGTAACGATGCTTAACAATTACGTTATCTGTAGGCCACACTGCCCAACAGAATTCCCACTCGGTAATGTGGTCTGTCAGCTTAAAGCCTAGAACCTCTTTAAATTGTGGTGCGTGTTGCGCTAATCTATTGCCAAACCGAATATCGTGATTACCCCATGTAAACAGGAGCTTTACATTGTGCCTTGCTGCTTTAGCGGCTTCCTCAATCTCACCCAATGCACCCTGACAAGCCTTTAGTTCTTGGATAACAGAAGTCTGGGGTTGGTCAGTTACATCATGGCGAGATATAGACGCTCCATCAAAGGCATCCCCGTTACATATCACCGCCTTGGGTTTAAAGTGCTGTATAGCCCATATAAGCCCCTTAAAGGCTGTTGTTCGTTGACCAGGTATGAAGTGAGCATCAGAGAACACAATCACAGTCCCATCTAAGATGCCAAGGCCTACCTGTTTTAAAGGAGAAAAGGATTTTGGCCTTGTAGCATCATATTTGGCACTACGAGAGTCATTAGCTCCTAATTTGACCTCATGGACTTTCTCCATGTTGCGTCTGCGGTAGTTAACTGCTCTTTCAGTGATGCCTAGAATCTTTGCTATTTTTGTAACAGATCGGTGCTTGTCCCACAGTTCTATGAACTGCTCATCAGTACAGGAATTCATGCCATTAGTTGATACCATGAAAATCCTTAGACAATAACTTTTCTAAAAGGTTAATGACTCTATGTTCTTGCATTTCAACCTCATCTTGAGATGACTTTGGGTCTTGAGCCACAGTCATTAAATCGTGTAGGAATACATGAAGTAACTCATGCAAAGCAGTCTGATCCAGAGACTCAGGTGTGATCTTTTCAGCACCAAAGTCTCCTAACCTATAAGTAGCCAAACGAGCCTGAGTATTAAACTCAACAGAAGCCATAGCAGCCTTTGCCGCCTTGCTTCCCTTCTCTATTCTCCAATCACCAAGACTAAGCACTTGTTGCCACTTTCTGACACTTTGTGCAAACAGTTGTGATTGTTCAGGCGTAGGAATGTTAGGCATTTCAACACCTTATACAGTATTTATGACAATTTAATTTAACAAGGCACACTCTGCAACTCTGCGCTTTGTCAGACCTGCTAGAACTTTACCACCGCCTTTGTTCCATAACATCAGTTGCTCTTTAGCCCCTTCCCAATCTTGGGCATTGATTTTCCGCTTGAGAGTAGATGTTTGGAGTCTGCCAATACCCAAGTTATAGCAAAAATCCACAATGGCATTGCACTTACGTTCGTCTGTCAGAAGTATGGGGCAGTTTCTGACAACGCCTGGTAGGTAGGTATGCTCTAGTTCAACCATTAAAAGCAAATGAGCCTCTTCCTGACTCATTGGAGGGTCTTCTAAGGTCACTTTACGCTTGTCGGCATAGTAAGTAGACCCGTAGCCAATCGTAGCCACGTTAGCGGGGCAAAGATACGGCTTGGAGCGAAAGCCCTCAAACCGTCTGCACATCTCTGCGGCTAGTTCTAAGTTCATAGTCTTTTAAAGATGGCATCAACTGCCCGAACGCAAATTATTGCAAGCAAGCCAATGCCAACGCCGATCAACAACGAAACAACATCAAGCGCCACCGTTCTTCTCCTTGAGTTTTGTTTCTGCCGCAATGAGCAAGTCTTCCCAACCATGTTGAGCCGCCGCTAATTCCAACCGATCCGCATCCATCAGCCCTACCCATGTGCGCTGTTCTATGGCTTTACGCAACCGCTTAATCTCCCGCACAGCCGCATGTTCGCGTTCGTTCTTAGGATTGTTGGGGTTCATCAACTCTGCAATCAATTCGGCGTGTGGCGTTGATGTTTTTTCTTGGTTGTCTGTCATTTAAATACCCCGTTGCTTCAAAGTGCGGTCGAGAAACCAATAGTTAATTGTCCCAGACAACAAGGCAGAAAAGTCTGGTGTCATCATTGTTTTGAAG